CGTTAGCGGTCATGAGTTGGTGGCGGGATTAACCTCCCCAACGACTTCACTCTATTACCATATACCCTTCCGTTTCCACCTTGTAAATCTTTCCGCCCCATGTTGTGAGGTTGCTCTTGTCCTTAAACCTTGTCACCTTCCTGCACTCGTCTAACATCAGGTTGAAGAACTCCTCATCGGTGAGGGGTATAGCCTTGCAAAGGTCATTATAAATAATATCCCGTAGCTTAAAGAACTCCTCCACTCTTGTAAGCACCTCCTGCTGAAACTCTTTATTCGATTCAATCGGTATGAAGGTGTGGCGGTGGTTGATGTCTATCTTATACTCGCTGTCAACCTTGTTACCAAACTCATCATACTTATTCGCTGTCAGGTAAAACAGCAGCATACCATTCTTGTGTTCTGTGGCTATCATCTGCATCTGGTTCTGCGCCACGTAGGATTCAGGGGTTGCCCTGATGTTGTCCATATATCCGAATATAGATGCAGGGCATTTAATATCAAAGGTGATACCTTCCACATCATCCACCACGTCAGGGGTTGCCCACACAAGGCTGTTAGCTCCACAGTCCTTAATTAAGATAGACACATCCGACTGATACACTGCGTTGGGATATACGGGCTGTATAACATTGTGGAAGGCATCAGGCTCGGAATATAATCCATGCTGCATGGCAGAGGTGGTAAACTGCTTCTTTTCGCCCTCTATCAATTCCACCGCCTTCTCGTAGGCTAAGGTTTGGGCTGTCTTGGCTTTTATTCCTGCTTTGGTAAATAGCTTACCTATGTCAGAAGCACCTATGCCTCCAAGTTTATCGTCTGCCGTTAAAGTTACTGTTTCCGCCATCATTTTTTATCGTTAAAACTGTTATACTTCTGTAACAACAAAGACTTCAAAGAAGCATATTTTTTTGCCTCCTGATAGTCTGGGAGGTCTTTAATTGTTTCAAAATCATCAAGGGTTTCAATATTTGCAACCATTGCGGACACCCTCTGTACGAGGTCGGCAGGGGGCTGTTTTATGTTGGGCTGAATCTTGGGGGCTGTCTTTGGGGTTTCTTCTACCTCATAAGATACAGGCAAATCCTCACCGGCATAGATGTAGTGACCCAACCCAAACATAGCCAGATTCTTGGTAAGGCAGCGCATGATTGCTGTGTTAATGTCAAACATGGTGGCTGATTCAACGGTTTTTTCTCCGAATTTGGTCTTGTATGAGTATGGGGTGGATTTCTGCGCTTTATTAGCCCCGTCCATTACAGGTAGCTGCATGGGGATGGTTTCTCCGTCAATGGTTACTTCTGTGGCTACCATATATCCTAATTGTTCATCGGCAAGATAAGGTCTGCCCTCATAGTGTACCACCTTGTAGTTGGCGGAGGGGAAATGTTGTTTGACTATTCCCCAAGCCCAAACCCATGAGAGGTACGGTAATCCGTTTTTTTTCTCAATTTTTTGTGAGCAGTCAATCTTGGATAAGACGCTCCATGTGCTTTGTTTTGTCATTGTGTTTTGTATTAATTTTTCTGCAAGTGTAGTAAAATATTGATATAAGTGTAGTCATTAATCCTGTTCAATCTCATCCGCAATGGTTAATTATTGTTTTGCGAATTCATTAACAATATCCCAAATGTCACTCACAGACAACGTGAGCAATTCAAATCTGCCATTAGCTACCTTATTAGCCGCTTTCATGCGCATCCAACTTCTACCCTTACTGTGTGATTTAGATAATGCTTTCATCCTCCAAACCTCTGCCTTCTCTGGTGATTCGGTGAAGTATTTTCTCAATGCCTCTGCCTGATCACCCAATGCCTCCCTCTCCCGAACTACTTCCTGCTCTCTTTTTGCAGCCACTTCTTTTTCTTCTTGTAGTTTAACGATGTACCAACCCCACTTCTCATTCATTATGGGCGTGAATTCAACCACTATGTATTCTCCTTTTTTGCCTCCTCTGAACGCATCATTGCCTTTCCCAAGAATCTTGAAGCATTCTTTATTATTGATATAGAATTTGCCAAAAATTGTGTACTTGTAGCATCCACTACCTTGCTGATACAGGTAATGTTTGCCTGCATGATTCTTGTACTTAAAAAAGTATCTTGTTGATTCGCTGATGTGTTTTGTTGCCATTTTGTTTTGTTTTATTTAGTTCACTTAATATTCACCATCACTCAATTATTATCTTTTTGTTTTTAAAGTCAATTTCGATTTCGTTAATCATGAAACTGCCATCAACCCTAAATTCCACCTCCATAATCACCTCCCAAGAAGGGTCTGTCGCAGTGTCTATGGTTATAGTGCCTCTGATGTCATCCGAATCAAAAGAAGCGTGTCCATACGCCAAGAGGTTGTTAACCTCAGATATAGTCAAGTCATCAATGTATGCCACCCATTCTATTGATGCGGTGAACCTGACAGGCACATGGGTAATGCTCTTGATGCCCCATTCCCTGTGTTCAATGTCAAGGTCGTATGTAACCTCTGCCGTCCTGTTGTGGTAATCCACGTTGGAAGTGTGGAGGTAACAGGATAGCCCTGTGATGCTTATATCCTTATCGGTATGCTTGCTGATGTAATATAAACTCATAACTTATCCTCGTCTATTAAAAGGGCAATATCTTCTTCGAGCCACCCTATGTTTATCCAACGTGTAATATCTCTGCTCTTATACTCTACCTTAATGACATTAACTTCACCGCCCTCTGGTGGGAAGAAGTAGCCGTCACCCTCGTCATAAGGTGTGTAGTAATACTCCACATCCACCTCATATTCTATTTTCTTGCCAGAGGACAGGTAGATAACGGTGTCCACCCTCGTGTCGTCATATATTCGTTTCATTTTTGTTTTAATTTTTAAATTGATGGGTCAAAGATAAGGCGGATTTTCAGAATATGCAAATATATTTATAATATTCTTTGTAATTAGTTGATAATCAGTGAGAAAAAGTTTGTTTGCGTTCAATTCCTGTATTATAGCATTATCCTATCAGTGTGGGTACACTATCCCCTTTAATGCTGGTTAGGAGGTTTGGGCTACATAGACTGTTATTATTCCTTAGATAGTAGTAGTACAGTAGTATTATAATAGTAGATAGATACTATACCTATACTGTAATAGAATAATAGTAATATAGTCTATGTAGAGATAAAAAAGGTGAAAAATTCATTTTTTGTACAAAATCTAAAGTAAATCACAATCTGAAAATTGCACCTTTTCAAACAATCCTACACAACATAGCGGATGGCAAACTTCTCCGCAGCCTCACAGGCACTTCCGAGCCGCAACCAATGTCTTATTTATTCAGGGTTAAGGATTACTCCCCAATGATACCCCTATGGCTTTTTCGTTTGTACGTCATCTAAGGGTTGTATGTATCTTAAACCCTCCAGCTACCTGTTGTCAGTGGGTACGGACAGAGCAGGATTTTATGGATGCCGCACATCCTGTAAATTCATTTTCCCTGAAAGCCTTCACAGTATTAACGTGATTTTTTAAACTGACAGTTACCACGTAGAACTGCCTCTGCTCCGCCTTTCAGGTCTGCCTGGATTACAACGCCTGTAACCGTTAATCATCTACAACAGTAGAAATTCCAAGCACAGGCTTTCGCCTGATGCACCGCAATATTACACACCGCAATCCAATTTCACAACACCCACAACCTTAAAAAAAACGGTAAAACCCCTAACCACCTAAAAGTCAAAGAAAAAAATTAAAAACCGCTCAAATCTCCAAACTTCCGCTTCGGCTTCTCCTTCTCCTTCTCCTGAACCCTATTAACTACACCTTCTGACCCTTCCAACGAATCAGCCTGTTCTACATCCTTAGCAGGTGAACCCCCTGAATCCCCTACTCCAAACTCAAAAATGATACCCCCAAATGAAACTTCCTCCACTACTCCATCAGTAGATATTCCATTAGATCCCCCTGAATCCTTTTTTAAAGGTCGTTTCTTTGAGGTTTTGGGCTTTTTCTTATCAGAAGTGCCACCAACAGCAGATGATGTAGCAAAATCGCTTAAAACAGGCTTATCAACCGTTTCAGCCAACCCATCCCCCTCATGCTTACTCATAGGCTTTAAATCAGGATTGAACCACTCCGAACTATACAGCTTGTTGTTGATTACCTTGTTAGCCTTCACTATTGACTTGTATTCCTTCTTTAACTCAGGTATCTCCCTTATTATCCATGTAATACCATCAACACCTACCTTTGGCTTGTATTTCTTGGCACGTAACCTGCAACCATTCTTGATTATACCTAATACCCGCTTGATGACAAATAACGGAGCCTCTATACCCGTGAAATAATCCCCAAATGTGTACCCTAACCCCCTGTTCGCATACAAATATAAACTCCATAAAAAACCCAAACGTGTGTCACCATTGAAATACCCCGAAGCATTGTCTATTACCGTAGTGTAATTTATCGTACCATACTTCTCATCTTCATTCATCCGCTTTACATACTCCTTTACGCTATAACCCTTTATGTACGCAGTCGCCATGTAACTACGGAAAAATATCGCTACATGTGCATTGAAATCTTCTATGTGCTCATCATGAAGATACGAAGTACTGTAATAACTCTTTGTTCGCCAATGAATACCCATAAAAATGCTTGAAAATCAATCACTTAGCCCTTCCAAGTTAAAGTAAAACTTTAACCCAAAAAGCCTTATATTTTGACCCAAAAATAGAGAGAAAAACCGTAGAAAGAGCGGGGTTTTTCAGGAACTTATCAACAGCCCTTTTTGGCGTTGTAACTCATTGAAAAACAATGGCGGTTTTTTCGGGGATTGGAAGGGCAGGGGATGGGGTGCGGACGCCGGATAAAGATATTATGGGCGGCAGGGGGCTATTGAACCATTGCTTTAACCTAAAAGCCATAAAACATTGTTTTGCAGTGAGTTGTGGGGAACGCTTTAAAAGTGGGTTTGGGGTAATAGCCTGAAAGACAGTAGATTGTGTGGGTTGTCTAAACTACAACTTTAAGTTGGGGCTTGTAACACATTGATAGCCAAAGGGTATGGTGGTGTGGGTTGGATAAACTGCGGAGGTGCGGACGTTGAATATATTGTAATACAATAGATTAGAAAAGCGTGTTACTTCTTATGCGCTGACAGACAATGTGTTAAGCGGAATAGCTTAAACAGGGGGTTTAACAGAAATGTGTAAAGCATTGACAGGCAAGGGGATGGAGGTTGGATAAGGATGGGATGCGGACGTCTATTTTAAAAAAGACAGTGGGGTGAGGCAGGGAGACCAACGTGACTGCGGAGGCACGGACGTTGAATAGGAAAGGATAGGGGGAGGATGTTAAGTGGCGGCAAAAGCTGTGGGGC